GCTGCCGGTCTGGTGCCCGTTTTACCGGGAGGACAGCGGGAAGAGCATTTTCTGTGAGGGGATCACGGACGGAAGCTTTCTGCGGCTGACGTTTTTGTCGCTGCGGGCGAAGAAGCAGCAGATGGATATTTTCTGCCGGACGAAAAGCTGCGAGAAATGCGAGCTGTACGCGGCGATCAACGCGAGGTATGCCGATGACTGAGGCGGCCGGGAAAAAGAGAGACCCGATCGGCAAGGCGTCCGGCAATCTGGAGCGGGCGCTGGAGACGATCTCCAGGCGGCTGCTCGACCAGATCAAGGAGGGCGAGACGCCGTGCAAGGATCTGGGAGAGCTGGCCAAGGTGATGAAGCAGGCGATGGAGATCCGGCAGGAGCTGGCCGGGCCAGCGGAGGAGGCAGACGGCGTGCGGGTCGTGTTTGAGAAGGAAGCGGAGGAATTTGCCGGATGAAGCAGCTGACGCTCGGCGCGCCGAATGAGAAGCAGAGGCAGTTTCTGCTCGACCGCCACCGGCACATTGCCTACGGCGGTGCGCGCGGCGGCGGGAAGAGCTGGGCGGTGCGCGTGAACGCACTGCTGACGGCGGCACGATACCCCGGCGTGACGCAGCTTATCATCCGCCGCAGCTACCCGGAGCTGTACGCCAACCATATAAAGCCGTTTCTGCGCCTGCTGCCAAAGGGCAGCTATGCCTACAACGACACTCGCAAGGAGATAACCCTCCCCAACGGCAGCCGTATAATCTTCCGCTACTGTGCGAATGACACGGATCTATTGAATTTTCAGGGGACGGAGTGCGACGTGATGTACATCGACGAGGCGACGCAGATCACGGAGGAGCAGTTCCGTGTGCTCTCCGCATGTGTGCGCGGCGCGGACAACGGTATGCCGAAGCGCTGCTATCTCACGTGCAATCCCGGCGGGGTCGGACACGCATGGGTAAAAAGGCTTTTTATCGACCGTATCTATAAGAGCGGCGAGCGGGCGGAGGAGTACAGCTTTATTCAGGCAAAGGTTCACGACAACCGCGCGCTCATGCGCGCGCAGCCGGACTATATCCGCCAGCTTGAGGCGCTGCCGCCGAAGCTGCGCGCGGCATGGCTGGACGGATCATGGGACGTACACATGGGGCAGTTTTTCGAGGAATTCCGCAATCTGCCGGAGCATTACGCCGACAGAAGATGGACGCACGTGATAGAGCCGTTCGAGATACCGGCGGACTGGCGCGTTTACCGTTCGTTCGACTGGGGGTATCACAGACCCTTTTCATGCGGCTGGTGGGCGGTGGACTACGACGGGGTGGCGTACAGGGTGCTGGAAATGTACGGCTGCACCGAAACGCCGAACGAGGGCGTGCGCTGGACGCCGGACAGAGTGTTCGCGGAGCTGGCGCGCACCGAGCGCGAGCACCGCTGGCTGCGCGGGCGGCAGATAACCGGTGTTGCCGATCCTGCGATATGGGACGGCTCGACCGGAGAGAGCATTGCCGACTGCGCCGCGCGCCACGGCATATATTTTTCGCGCGGCGATCACGCGCGCATACCGGGATGGATGCAGCTGCACTACCGCCTGACGTTCGACGAAAACGGCTATGCGATGATGTACGTCTTCAAAAACTGCGCCGCATTTATCCGCACGCTGCCGCTGCTGCAATATGACGCGCAGCGCGTGGAGGATCTGGACAGCGACGGCGAGGATCATATCGCCGACGAGACGCGGTATTTTCTCATGTCGCGCCCGATAAAGCCGCGTTCAGGCGAAAAAGAGACCGGGCGCGGCGCGCTGGAGCTGCTGCTTGATATACCGGGAGGCGCGCTCGGCGCGAAGATCCCGATAAAAAGAATGGAGATTCTGAATGAGTGACAAAATTGAAAGTGCCATCCGCCCCGCAGAGGATGCGCCGGACGCCGCGCCGCGCGCCATAGGGCGCGACGAGATACGGAACGCTTATGCCACGCTTTTGAAATACAAGGCCGGAAAGGCAAATCTTGAACGGCGCATCGTGGATAATCAGCAGTGGTACAAGCTGCGGCAGTGGGAATGCCTGCGCCGGGCGAAGGCTAAAGAGCAGATAGAGCCCGCGAGCGCATGGCTGTTCAACGCCATTGCCAACAAGCATGCCGATGCGATGGACGCCTTTCCCTCCGCGGCGATACTCCCGCGCGAGCAGGGAGACGTTGCCGAGGCGGAGATGCTGACGGCGGTGATACCGGTGGTGCTGGACGAGTGCGACTTTGAAAGCGTGTATTCCGGCGTGATGGACGACAAGCTCATTGCGGGCACGGGCGTGTACGGCGTGTTCTGGGATGCGGAAAAGCTCAACGGACTGGGAGACGTGGACATTGTGCAGACGGACGTCATCAACCTTTTCTGGGAGAGCGGCGTGACCGACATACAGCACAGCCGCAATCTTTTCTACGTGAGCCTGAGAGACAACGACCGGCTGGAGGAGGAATACCCCGCCGTGCGCGGGAAGCTTGGCGGGGCGGTGCTGGACGTGGCGAAATACGTATATGACGACAGCGTGGACACCGCAGGCAAGAGCGTAGTGGTGGACTGGTACTACAAAAAGCGCGTCGGGCGGCGCACGGTGCTGCACTACTGCAAGTTCATTGCCGGACAGGACGAGCCGCTGTACGCCACGGAGAACGACACCGCCCCGGTTACGGACGGCATGGGCGGCGTTATCCGCCCGGCGCCGGCGGAGACTGGGTGGTACGACCACGGGCTGTATCCGTTCGTATTTGATCCGCTGTTTCGCACAAAGGGCACGCCGTGCGGCTTCGGATATGTCGATGTGGGCAAGAACACGCAGGAGTACATTGACCGCGGCGATCAGGCGATAATGCAGAACATGCTCTTCAACTGCAAGCCGCGCCATTTCATCCGCAATGACGGCAGCGTGAACGAGGCGGAGTACGCAGATCTTACAAAGGATTTTGTGCATGTGGACGGCGCGCTTGGGCAGGACAGCATCCTTCCCGTGCGCGGCAGCAGCCTTGACGGAATATACGTTACCGTCATCAACAACAAGATAGACGAGCTCAAGGAGACGACGGGCAACCGCGACGTATCCTCCGGCGGAACGACCGGCGGCGCGACTGCCGCCGCGGCGATCGCCGCTATGCAGGAGGCGGGCAGCAAGCTCTCGCGCGACAGCAGCAAGGCGGCATACCGCGCGTATAAAAAGCTTGTGCTGATGGTGATAGAGCTTATCCGCCAGTTTTATGACGTGCCGCGATATTTCCGCATTATGGGCGAGCGCGGCGGCATGAAATTCATAAGCTGTTCGAACGCCGGGCTGAGATTGCAGAGTCAGGGCGAGCTGACGGGTCTGGACATGGGCTGGCGGCTGCCGGTATTCGATGTGAACGTCACGCCGGTGAAATCCTCGCCTTATTCAAGGCTGAGCCAGAACGAGCTGGCGCTGCAGTTCTATGCGGCGGGCTTTTTCGACCCGGCGCGCGCGGAGGCGGCGCTGGCGTGCCTTGACATGATGGACTTTGAACGCAAGGACTTTGTCGCGGCGAAGATCGCCGAGAATGCCGCGCGCGCCCACGCACAGACAGCAGCAGTGCCTGCGCCCGCAGCAGGCGGCGCCGCTCTGCGCCGCGCGGGGGAGGCAAGCGCAACGGTGAATGCGAGAAAAAACACGGCGCAGAGCATCCAGCCGGAATGAGGCGGATGCCGGACATTACAGAATATGCCGTTGCCGGGAGAGAATGCCCCGGCGGCAGAGAGGAGAGATAGACAATGAATAAAGAAACAAACGACAGTATCCAGCTTTTCGCCGCCGGGGACGGCAGCGCCGGCACGGCGGAGCATCCGGTCTGTAAAGAATCCGCAGGCGAAAAACCCGCACCCGAGGCGGAGCGCGCCGCAGCGGAAAAATACAGATCCCTTGCAAGCGCAATAGCGGCGCTGGAAAAACGCTACGGAACGGCTCCCGGCGACGCGCAGGCGCTTGCGCGAGCGGTGGAGGAGGACGATCCCGGGGCGAGGGCGGAGGCCGGGGAGGCAAAAAGAAGAGAAAAAGCCTCCCGCCTTTATAGCATGTGGCTTTCGCAGACGGCGGATCTGCGGGAGAGCTGCCCCGGCTTCAATCTCACACATGAGCTGAAAAACGCGGACTTCCGCGAGCTGCTGCGCTCGGGCGCGAGCGTGCGCGCCGCGTATGAGCTTGTCAACCGCGACGCCATCATGCGTGCGGCGGCGCGCGATATGGAGGAGCGACTGGTGCGCAGCATCCTCTCCGGCGCTGACCGCCCGCGCGAGGGCGGGCTGACGAGCCAGAGCGCCGCCGTTGTGAAAAGCGACGTTGCGGGCATGTCCAGATCCGCCCGGCGCGAGATCATCCGCCGTGTCCAGCGCGGCGAAAAAATTTCATTTTGAATAGGAGACACATATGAGCAATGACAAAAACACCGTCCAGACCACCGGCATGACCGGGCTGTCGGCGGAGATGAAAACCTTTTACGATATGACGCTCATTGACGAGGCGCAGGCGAATCTCGTCCATGACCAGTTCGGGCAGAAGCGCCCCATACCGCCCAACGGCGGCAAGATAATCGAATTCCGCAAGTTCGCACCGCTTGCCAAGGCGACAACGCCGCTCACCGAGGGCGTGACCCCGGACGGCAAGCAGCTGTCCGTCAGCACCGTCAGCGCTGCGGTGAGCCAGTACGGCGATTATATCACCCAGTCGGATATGCTGGAGCTGACGGCGCTTGACAACACCATTCTCGAATCGGCAAAGCTGCTGGGGCGTCAGGCGGGCGCTACGCTCGACACCGTTGTGCGCAACGTCATGCACAGCGGCACGAATGTAATCTATGCCGAAAAGTCCTCCGCCTCAGGCGTGACAGAGGTGAAAAGCCGCAGTGTGCTCGACAGTGACTGCACCATAACCGTGGAGCTCATCCAGTGCGCCGTGGCAAAGCTCCGCGCGCAGAATGCGCCCACCATCGACGGCAAGTATGTCGGCATCATCCATCCCTACGTCGCCTATGACCTCATGCGCGACAGCGAGTGGGTAGATGCGCACAAGTACGCCCAGCCGGAGAATCTCTACGAAGGCGAGATAGGCGAGCTCGCGGGGGTGCGCTTTGTGCAGACGACCGAGGCGAAGATCTACGCGGGCGAGGATCTCGCCTCCGACAGCCGCACGCTCACCGTCAACAACGCCTCCGGCTACACGGGCAGCGTGACCTCCGTGAAGTTCGACGGCGGCACGGTCGAGCCTGACGCGCTCGCCGGACGCTATATCCTCATCAACGGTGTGCGCGCGAAGGTCACCGCAAACACCGCCGACACCATCACCGTGGAGAGCTGCGACTTCGGCACGGTTGCCGACAACGCCGTCATCTATCCCGGCGAGGGCGGCAAGGACGGGCTTGCAGTGTTCGGCACGCTCATCCTCGGCGACGGCGCTTACGGCGTGACTGAAGTGACCGGCGGCGGTCTTGAGATAATTGTGAAGCAGCGCGGCTCGTCCGGCGCGGCAGACCCGCTCGACCAGCGCTCCAGCGTCGGCTGGAAGGCGATAAAGACCGCGGAGATGCTCATAGAAAACTATCTTGTGCGCATCGAGAGCGTTTCAAAGCGCTTTTCCGCGAGCGCCAAGGCAAACTGACGCGGCGCGAAAGGAGAGAGAGTAATGGCAGCGAAAAAGAACACAAACGGCGAAAAGCTGGTGCGTATCAGGCTTCCCAAGGAGCGGCGCGAGCAGGAGGACGTATTTGTCGGCGTGAATGAGCGCACATGGCTCATCCGGCGCGGCGTTGAGGTGGAAGTGCCCGAATGCGTGGCGGAGGTGCTGGAAAACCGCGAGATGATGCTCGAAACCATCATGGAGTTTGAGAGCGCGGCACGCAGGGCGGAGTGACGCAATGACGCTCGCGGAAGCAATAGGCCGCGCGGACGCGCTGCGCCCCAACGGCTTCAGCTATGCCCAGAAGCTGGCGTGGCTGAGCGCGCTGGACGCGGCGGTAACGGCGGAGCTGATAAACACCCACGACGGCGGGGAGTGGGTGGATTTTGCAGGATACTCAGAGAGCAGCGCGCCCCAGACCGAGCTTTTGATCCCCGCCCCGTACGACGAGGCGTACCTGCGGTATCTTGAAGCGCAGATGGACTATGCCAACGGCGAATACGACCGCTTCAACAACTCCAACGCCATGTACGCCGCAGCGTTCGGCGCGTTTGTCAACCACTATAACCGCACGCATATGCCGTTGGGCGTAAAGAAAAAGTATTACTGAAGGAGGAGGGGGAACGCCATGCTATACCCCAAGCTCAGAAAAAAAGCCGTCCGCCGGCAGACCGTCAGCGCCTTCGGCGGATATGAGCACCGTCTGCGCACAACTGAGGGCGCGTTTTACGACACGCGCAATCTTTCCACGGAGCGCTATCCGCTGCTGTCGGTGAGAAAGCGGCGGGGCGAATATCTCACGCTCACCGCGCCGCAGGGGATCATTGAAAAGGACGCGCTCGCCTACATCGACGCAGGGACGCTCTATTATAACGGGCTGGCAACGCCGCTCACGGGGATGAGCGAGGGGGAAAAGCAGCTTGTGAGCATGGGAGCGTACATATGCGTCTTCCCGGACAAGCTCTACTATAACACCGCCGACGGCACGGACTACGGCTCGATGGAAGCAAAGTGGGAATATACCGGGCGCGTGACATATTCGATATGCGATCTCGACGGCGGGGACTACCCCGCCGCCGAGGAGAGCGCCGCAGAGCCCGCCGCGCCGCAGGACGGGGACTTGTGGCTGAACACAAGAGAGCGCACATTCAGCCGTTACAGCGCGTCGATGAAAATGTGGGTGGAGGTGGAGAGCGTATACACAAAGCTCACATTCACAACGCAGGGACAGATACCCTCCGCCTTCGCCCGCTATGACGGCGTGCGCATCACCGGCGCAGGGGGCGACCTCGACGGAACGAAGGTGCTGTATGCCGTGGGCGGCAGCGCCGGCACGGCGCCGGAATATGCGGACGCGAAGAGCGACTTCATCGTGCTTGCGTGCGCGCCCTCGGAGGCACGCACGGAGGAGAATGCGCACATCACCATCACGCGCCGCGTGCCGGATCTGGACTATGTATGCCAGTGCGCAAACCGCCTGTGGGGCTGCCGCTACGGCAACGACGGAGAGGGTAATATCAATGAGCTTTACTGCTGCGCTCTGGGAGACTTCAAAAACTGGGAGCAGTATCTGGGGCTCTCGACGGATTCGTGGCGTGCGAGCGTCGGCTCTGACGGCGTGTGGACGGGGGCAATCGGCTATCTCGGCACGCCGCTCTTTTTCAAGGAAAACTGCATACACCGCATAAGCGTGTCCGCAACCGGGGCGCATCAGGTGGGCGAGACCGTGTGCCGCGGCGTGCAGCGCGGCAGCGCAAAGAGCCTTGTTATCGTCAATGAGACGCTCTATTACAAATCGCGCGGCGATGTGTGCGCCTATCAGGGCGGCTTTCCGGAGGGAGTATCCGCCGCGCTGGGCGGCGAGAGCTATGGGAGCGCTGCGGCGGGCGCACTGGGCGAGAGATATTATATCTCCATGCGCGACGCGCGGGGAAAGGCGAATCTTTTCGTTTATGACATTGCCAGAGGGCTTTGGATGCGCGAGGACGAGCTGGCGGCGGACGCTTTCGCAAGGGTGGACGACGAGCTGTTCTGCCTTGCCGGCGGCAAGGTCTATGCTCTTGCCGGAACATGCGGCGAAGCGGAAAAGCGCGTGGAATGGTCGGCGGAGACGGGAATGCTGACGTGCGAATACCCGGACAGCAAATATCTTTCGCGCATCGCTCTGCGCGCGTGGATGGAGCGGGAGGCGGAGCTTGAGCTTTTCACGGAGTATGATTCCTCCGGCGTGTGGGAGTATGCCGGGCGGATGCGCGTGGCGAACGCAGGGTCTGCCGGGTTTCCGCTGAGACTGCGCCGGTGCGACCATGTGCGCCTGCGCCTTGAAGGGCGCGGCGATGTGCGGATACTGAGCATGACGCGCGAGGTGACGGAGGGATGACAGGCATATACGAGCTTCCGCCGATGCTCTCCGGCACACCGGCGCAGCAGCTCTCCGCGCTGCGCACCTATCTTGTGCGCATGGCGCAGCAGCTCAACGCCGCCGAGGGCGCGCCCGCAGCGGCGGCGGAGAACGGCATATCGGCGCGGCAGCTTTCTGGGAATGCCGTGCCTGCGGCATCGACCACGCCATACGGCAGCGCCGAGACCGGCGCGAGCATGAGAAAGAGCGCGGCAGAGCTGCGCCAACTGATACTGAAAACGGCGGATGGGCTTTCCGGCGACATCGAGGCTGTGGGCAGCTATGCAGACGGACGCATAGAATCGCTCGGCGAGCAGTACCTTGCCAGGTCGGAGTTCGGCGCGTTCACCGAGAATATAGAAAGCCAGATCGCAAACACCGCTCGCGGCGTGGTGGAGAGCTACGGCTACTCTGAGCGGATAGAGTCAAACCAGGCGAACCTTGAGCTTTTGCAGACCTATGTGACGGATATTGACGGCGAGATACGCCGAGGACTTGTCACAGACCCGGCAACGGGAGAAACGGTCACCGGCATCGCCATTGCCCAGAACCTGCAGTTCACGGGGGAGGTCAGCCGCGGCAGCGACGGCATGAATTATTATACGCTCTCCTCCGGGCAGACCTTCGGACTTTACACCTCCACGGGGTGGCAGTTCTGGATAAACGGCTATCGCCGCGGATGGTACGACTCCGTGGACGGTATGCTGCACATTGCCAACGTCGCCGTGGAGGACAGCCTTCAGCTCGGCGGGGCGTGGCGGCTGACCGCGGACGGCGGGCTTGGCATAAAGTACACCGGAGGATGAATTATGGGCGTGAATTTCTTTCAAAACGGAGTAAGCCTCGGCGCGAGCGCGGGATGGGGCGGCTATACCGGCAGCAACAACTATGTCGTGCGTTATGACTTCACAACGCCCGCCGCGGGGGCGAGCGGCGTGACGCTGACGCTTGGCGGGATATACTACGGGCACGGCGCCGGTACGCAGGGCTTCGGCTTCAAGCTTGGCACGTCGCCCACGGCGTGGGCAAATGCCCGCAGCGAAACGCCGGACTCCACCCTCGGGTACATGAGCTACTCGGGCTCTGCGGGCTATGGGTGCACGCTGACGGCGGCGGGGCTGAATCTGACGCCGTACACGACGTATTATCTATTTGTCTATACTGCGACCGGCGGCGCGGAGTATTACACGGGGTGGAACTGCGTCGCGCCGGCCGTCACGCTGACGGGCAGCTACACACAGCCCGTGTCTGCGATAAGCTCCGTCTCGCCGCAGACGTTGACCGGGAGCAGCGTGTCGCTTATCATGGCGCGCGCCGGAGACAGCCGCCACAGGGCGACGTTCAGCTTCGGCGGGGAAACGCTCGCCGTGTCAGAGCCGTTCGCCGCGTCGCTTTCCTACACCTGCCCGCGCGAATGGATGGCGAAAGCGCCGGCGGCGCAGAGCATGACGGTAGACGTTTCCGTGCAGACCTACGCCGACGCTGCGTGCACGGTGCCGGTAGGCGCGGCGCAGACGGCGGCGTTCACCCTCACGGCGGACGCGGATATGCGCCCGCGGCTGCTGGACGGGGCGGTGACGGCGGCGGTGCTGAACCCGGGCGGAGCTTCCGGTTTCACGGATTATATTGCAGGTGTGAGCCGCGCGCGGGTGAGCTTTGCACCGGATAAGCTCGACCTCTCTGCCTGTGCCGGGGCGACGGTCACAGCGTACCGCGTGAGCGTCAAGGGGCGGACGATAAGCGCGGCGTCAGGCACGGTGGACACGGGCGTGCTTCCCGGCGACTGCACGCTTTTGTGCTCGGTCATCGACACGCGCGGCAGGGAGGACACGGTCGGCATAGGTGTGACGATGCTGCCATATGTGCCGCCATATCTCAGCGACATTGCCGCCGCGCGCTGCAACGCGGACGGAACTGACAACGAACGCGGCGCGTATTATAAGCTGCGCGCCGCGCTGGGGTACACGCCGCTCGGCGGCGTGAACAGCGCTGCGGTGTCCGTCAGCATCAGGCCGACGGGCGGCACGTGGGGCGCAGAGACGGCGCTGACCGGGTTTGAAAGCGGCAAATGGTCGCACAGGTGGGGCGCGCCCTCCGTGCTCGGCGGAGATCTTACCGGAGACGGGTACACACTGCGCCTGCGCGTGACGGACGCGGTTGGCAGCGCGAGCGTATATACCGTGCAGCTTTACAGCCAGCAGTGGGCGATGAAATTCAACGCGCGCGGCACGGCGGTCGGCTTCGGCATGACCCCAACGGCGGAGAACGCCGTGCAGCTGCCGGACACGTGGCGGCTTTACGCCGGGGCGCTGGTGCTTTCCTCCGGGTCGTACGGCGCGACGCCGCCGGAACAGGCGGCGCTCAGCCCCGTGGAGGGACAGCTG